TGGTGCCTTCGATATTAGCTTTTTGCATCATGGCTATCATTTCTTCGTGGGTTGCCATGAATACATTATTAGTAGTTTTACCCGCACCAGCTTTACCCTCTAGTGCCCGATCTTTCTGCTTTGTAGTATCTATGTGCTGCTTTAACACCCTGCGACGTTCAGAGGCATCAAGAGCGGTTCTTAATATTTGTCCAGCAACTTCTGCGAATCGTGGACGACGGGATTGGTCTGCGTCTTCTATTTCTTCCAACAGTTGCTCATATAACTCCATGGCCTTATCGTGAACGTGCAGAAAGTCCTCTTCTATTTCATTATCTTTGGCGTCATAATCTTCGTGGGGTTCTGTTATACTTTCTATTCGCGTTTTAACAATTTCAGTGGTTCCGGATGGAATGCCCAGTACACCTTCAAATGAGTGCTCTATAGTCTCAGTAACCTGTTCAGTTTTTCGTGTGGTCATAAGTATTATTTATGTTTGGCTTTGGCCGAAGTAACACAAAAGTCAATTTTCGGTTCGACCAAAATCCCAGAGGGCGATGAGCCAAATTGGTGCTGATGCCATGTATCAAAATCAAAACTTTTTTTCACATTGTTTTCAATGTATTGCATGTATTGTTCTATAACACCCATTGTTTCTTTTTCGTGTTTCATTCCATTTTCTCCTTTTCCCCTTGGTTATTTTCGGCATCCCATTCTGTGACATCCGAAGTTATTGTAGATTTTAATGCGTTAGCTGCTATGGCAAATACGGTATGTTTATATGTTATATCCGCCAAATCCGCATTCACCCTGTCGAAGAAATCGATGGTTTCCCGAATGCGCTTTGGTAAATCATCAACGTCAATCACTTTGCCTTCAATGGGTATTCTTTGTGTGGTTTGGTTATTCACTGTTTAATTCCTCCATATAATTCAGTAGTCTACTCTGTTCGGTTGGAGGAGACTTGGTTTCTTTATAGTCTATTCCGGGCAAATCCGTTACCATGGTGCCAAACATTTTTTCGTTCTCTTTCACTCTGTTTGATATGTCGAATAGCCCATGATTGCTAGCACTATCCGGATCATGTATACGCAGGTTCGCACTGTTAAAAAACATTTCTTCAGATTTTCCGACACCATCCGAACTTCTGGTCTTGAGGAAGAACGCATGCATTTCTCCCCGCAGGCGCATTTGCTCATCCATGTACAATGATATCACGTTATCAACCGTGTTAATCTTTGTCAAGCCCCCCGCTATGACATCATGTCGTGGTGACATGTTCCCAATAGCTTCTCTATTCTGTTGTGATGCTGTAGCACAAAACAAATTATAGTCATAAACTAGTTCCGCCAGTTGCTCGGACTTGTATTTATCTTGTTCAGAGATATTCATTTTTCCTGTTCCCTGATTGGGCGACATCTTATCCAAGTAGTCCACGAATATGGCATCTGGCCTACGCCCCAGCTCCATTTCGTAATGGGTTAGATACGATCTGATATCGTTGGCCGATGAATTTCCTGCTATGCGCTCCATGACCAGCGAGCCGGTGATGCCGCTTCCCACACGACCAACAGTGTCTGCCACTGCAATTTTCTCTTCTTTCAGTTTGCGGACATTAATTCCCGATGCGATTGCTGCTGTACGCACAAACACCATCTCCTTGGGTAATTCCAAAGACAGGAGCACCGTATGATATCCATTTAGGGTATAGTTATGGGCAAGGTTGTTGAGCATGATTGATTTACCCGCTCCGGAATTAGCGGTAAACAATGTGACTTGTTGTCGTGCCATACCCCCAGCTAAGTGTGCGTCGAGTGCCGCGATACCGGTAGATACCGTCTTCTGTGATTCTAATGCCTGTTCCAGTTTGGTCAGAAAGTCCGGGTCAAAAAAGCTCCACCCCAGATCACGCTTTAACGAAACCTCAATCGCCTTCTGCATCCGTTCAAGGATGATACCCAGATCACCACGCTGCAAGTCATCAGCGGACTCCCACATAGCTTGCGCCACGGCGGATTCTCTACAATACCGTTCTATCTCATTACAGGCATATTTTACTTTGTCCACACTAACTTGTTGCGGGGTTATAATTACAGAACTCTCTGCCTCTACCGTTTTGATATCGGGGGCAGTGCGATACTTCTCAAAATATTCCAGTGTAAACCTTACTGCACGAGTAAGGTCTCCATCAAAATAATCAGGGTTAAGAATTGATACGCATCTAGAGAATACATCGTTAGACGACAATAGTATGCTTAACAGATTCTCCTGCTTTTTTATATCCAATACAAATTCTCCAATTACAGAGCAGATAATATACGAATTGAACCAGAAGATCAAGGACTATTTTTTAATAAATTCTTCATCTATTTGATCCGGACGCGTTACGGTAGAGGACTCTGGGTTATTGAAATCCTGTAATCGTCTACGAATGGTTGCTTCATAAGCACGTCTGTCGGTCTCTAAGAATATCCAAGCTGCCTTGGCATCGGAGTATCTATACAACCGTGGTGGGATTCCCTGTCGAATCTGTGTATACGTAAGTCTGTGATATGCCTTATCTTTCGGATTCGGCGGAAAGTCATCACCCTGTGTGAACGGTTCACCGTTGGGCGGCATGCCATCATGACTCCAAAAATTACGTGCCCTGTCATTTTTAGTCAGGTCCGCGTTTGGATGTTCATCTTGCCATGCATAAACCTCGTCCGAAAACTTTGTTACATTCGCGGTATCTTCACCCATTTCGGGAACTTGAGTGTTGGATTCCGCCGCTATTGTATGATCTATACCAAAAACATCTTGATATTTCTTATCATTAACGCCGTCATTAGTATCGGCCACTCCCATTTCATCGTAATCTTCTGTCATCTTACCAAAAATATCTTGAGTTTCCGGAGATGCATATGTGGGCTGTGCTATTATTCGCACGATCAACGGAACCCATCCGGGAGTATATCCGTTAGGACTCCAGTCTATGTCGGTAACTGTTAAATATTTCAATACCGGAGTCAAGGATGATGTGTATTGGGTTTCACTCGGCAACTGAATTATATCTCCTATAACCAGTGGTCGGCCCAAAAGCGCCAACACTTGTGTCCAGCTCAACTCTATGAAGTATTGCTCCCCGCCCATTCCGGCTGATGCACCCCACTTGGCTATAAAAGATTGGCTGTCAAACGGACTGTAAGACCCCTTAAGAGTGACCGGGAATTCTGAATAATCCCTATCTCGGTTCTCCATGAGAATCTTATCCTGAATGTTATTAACATTGGTGTGTTCGTATTCTATAAGCTGTAGTGCCTGAACAGACCAGTAATCCGTATCCCCGCCATTAAACTCCACGGGACGAACTCTCCAATATCTGGATGGTACAGACGCTGGGAAATCTACGGTGACTATACCATCGCAATCCTGTACGGTAGAAACACCTACGCCATACCAGCGCACACCGTCGTGAGATCGCTCCAGTCGCATTCTTGTAGCACGGTTGATGGTATCACACCCCTGCTTTATTCTGACGCGAGAGATCGTGTGCTTAACAAATGTTTCTATCCCGTAACGAACCCTACCATCGCCTAGTTTAATTTCACCAAAGTCATAACCAATATATGCCGATGTCAGTATATCTTGTCCAAGTTGCAATGATCTCCACTCGGTTAAGAACAGGTCGAATGCGTTACTAGCTGGGAAGTTTGGATGAGACCCTCCTGATATGGGGGTGCCATCTCCCGTAAGATCGATGAGTTTGCCCTGCTCATGGATACCCAGTAGTTTAAACACGTTTATGGTCGCACCACCAATGTTTATCTGTTCATTTATATAAGAGTCTATTAATGCGGTGTCGCTCGATCCAGCAAGTTCCCATGGACTACGATAGTTATCTATCGGGACTATTAGACCATCACGGATTTCAACGCATATTCCATCAAAACATGTATTTGTTCCACCAGTTCCTCCGGTTCCACCAGTTCCTCCGGTTCCACCAGTTCCTCCGGTTCCACCAGTTCCTCCGGTTCCTGTTCCGCCCGATCCAGAATCCGTGCCAGACCCTCCAGTGGTGGTGTCTGCTGCACACTCTTCGAATACAGGTGGTTCTATTACACAAGTTTGCTTAGCCATTAATTATCCCATTATAAACGTGGCACCCTGTCCAGCTTCCTCTAGATTCTGCATTGATCTGTCCTCAAGCTCTACTAGTAAATCCGCCTTCTCGGTCTCTGCCTGCGTAATAAGTTCTTGCGAGTTCAGCGTTGTACTACCATTCGGTCCCGGCAGTGTTTGGAATTTTCCTCTTATCTGCGATAGCATCATCTTTGATTCTGCAATGGCCCAGCGTTTAATCCATTCTCTGGTTTCCCTATCTGTAAATAGCTCTTGCTCAGTTCTTTCAATGTATGCGTCTAACAACACCCGCTCGTGATCATATACCGTATGATATATTTCTAGCTGGCGAAGATTTTCTTTCCAGTTGAATGTAATGTGGTCGGCAAATAAAATTTGCATGTCTTCGATATAGGAAGAAACCAGATGATAACTCAGCATATCAAACGTTCCGGTTCTATACAAGTGCAGAAGTGCGGCATATCCGTACACATCAGCAGACCCGCGACCCATTCCGGTTAAAAACCCTGACCGCATTCTGTATAGATAATTAATAGACGTTATCTTATTAAACCCAATACACTGATTGGATAGAATATATTTTTGCTGGTTGGGTTTCAGGTCTAGGAAGAAATAATTTCTATGATATCCGTAACCAGAGAACTTGCGCAGCATACCCAGCGCAGCATTTAATGCTTCGTCTATCTGGTCGTCCGTGAGTTCAACCTTTTGTGTAGGATGTCCTAATCTTTCTCGGATTACAGTGTGCAGTGCTCTTCTCTCGTCCGGACTTCCATCATCTCCAATTCCTAGTGCACTCCACGTCGGTCCTTTCTCTACGCGTGATGTCCCATCAACGGCATAGTAATACCTGACAGTGGAAGAGAGTTGGGTGAATAAGTTACCGGCCTCTGTTATTAGGTAAATAGATTGGGTGCATCCCGTTGCATAGGTGAAGAACGCCAGTTTATTAATATAGTTTGCTTTATTCGGGTTTATTAATTCCACGCCCGCTATTGGATTAGCCAACACCCATGTCGTCCCATCCCACATATATAATTTTTCATCAACATCATTTAGGATTAGCTTGCCTATTTCGGGAAGAACTATTGCGGCAAGAACCGGAACAACAACCCATTGTGTTCCATTCCAGACTTTAACTAATTTATTGGTTGAATCATACCAGAAAGTCCCCGTGGTTATATCATACGGGTCTGTAGCAAACTGTATTGGGTCTATGTCTATCCAGCCCCCAATTCCATCGGAGATTTTGAAATTGCCATCAGCATCCAGCCATCCAATTCCGTATCCTATTTGTGTGGGGTCGGTTGGGTATGTTATATACTCAACGTCCTTAAAGAGGCAATCTGGCGATGTAAGGATTTGAATTTTACCCGTTTCCGGATTATACCACGCACTATTTTCTTCTAACTCTGGCGGTGACGACGGATCAACAATACCCTGTACGAATGATCCGGCTAAAACCCACGACGAATTTATTATATCCCACGAATACAAGTCATTCACGGACGGACTAGAATTCCACCATAGGTCGCAACTCTTTCTATCCGTGGGATCAGTTGCGGCCAGTGTGTATTCCAATTCTATCCATGCAGTATTAGAACTGTTGCGCTTATTGAATATCTGTGTTGAGGGATCATACCAAAACTGATTAGCCGTAGACGTATCTAAGTCTCCGACTGCATTAGACTCCAGATATTCAATGTTGGCAACTTCATTCCATATACTGCCGGTAAACCGTTCCATCATTTTTTCATTAGTGGAGTCATACCAGTAATCTCCGGGACCAATAGTATTGGGGTCATCCGGGGTGTATATGGCATCAACCTCTACCCATCCCTTGATATCAATACGCCATCTGTACAGAATAGATGCATTCTCGTCAAACCAGAAGTGATCGCATGACATGGTTGGGGGTAACAATGGGTTGGTCGTCTGGTTATACGTGTACAGCTTACACCACTTGTTTCCCGACCACATCCATATGTCTATACCATCAAACCATATAGCTCCGCATGGGGGGTTAACCGGATCATACGATATAGAGAATAGCGGGACCACTGTCCATCCTCCAGACTCGTACACGTACAAATCTGTGCCATCATACCAGTAGGTTCCAGATACAGGAACAGAGGGATCATCCGGACTTACAATGATTGGAATTTCTACATACGTATTGTATTCCCATCTATAAAGTTTATTAGTGTCTTCATTAAAATAGTATTGGTCAAGTGAAGCAAGATTTATCCTTTCCGCATCGGTTAGCAGCACGAACTGTCTGTTGATAGCGTCCTCCAAGTCTGGATATGTTAGTGCATCGTGACCTTCAATGTTTATCGTGTATTCTTCCCCATTGATGTTCATTCTAAACGCGTAATCAACACCACTGATTAATCCAGTTAAAGTCCCGTTATTAATCGGAATCTGGTCTATGCCTATATCATGCCTTGCCGGTTGGTCTCCTGCGGAGTTGTACTCCAGCGATCCGGTATCAAGTGAGTATGCGTGTACACCTTCTCGATGATATCGCCCCACTCCGTCTACTGCATAGGCAGAAACATAGTATGGGGTTTTCCCCAACACGTCCTGCACAATTAAGGTTCTAGTTGTTTTATCGTGGTAAAATGCGCCTACAACACGAGCTTCGTCTATCGTATCGCCGGTAAATAGATCGGGGCTAAAGGTTGGGTCCGGGTTGTAGTACACTCCGTCTTTTGGTGAAGAATCTATGTAGTTGGCTGGCTTGCTAGAAACGACAATTACAATGCCATCATACGCTTGATCCTCGGCAGAGCAACCAGCCACAGGCATCGGTATGTTCCATTTAATTGTTCCGGAGCCATCTCCATTGCGGATAAACGCCAAATCAATTTGCTGGCCTTCTGAGCGTATCTGGTTTGGGGTATCACTGAACCCGTCATAAATTCCCATATTATAAATCTCCGTATTACTACAAGGTATTTATAAACATTTCGGGTGTTTACTAATCTTCCAGTACGGTTCCGCGATATTCAAGACCAGACAACTGCTCTTTGGTTTCACGAGCAAGTTTGTCTAAATCACCAACCATTGTCACAATAAGCAGGTTCATAACCAACAAAAATACATTTGTACGCAATATGCTATTGCCGTATACTGTTGAACTGGCCAACTGTTCAATATAATTTATAAGCAGTTCCGTATAAGTTGCCAGCCACTTTGCATATCTGGCAACAGCTAGGGGAGGTATTCCGAAATCTTCGGCCTTCTCTTCATATGCTTTCAGCATTCGGTGCAATTCACCCTTAACAGCAGACCCCCATTCAACACCAGACATGCTGTCTATAGAGTGAAGCTCCACCAGTCGGCGGCATCCGTGATAAAACGATTCGACATTTAAGTAGATTAAATCTCTATACACCTGTTGCGTTGTGGGGCAGGCTGGCAATAGGTCTAATGTTGGAATATCAAAGCGAAGTTTGAACTTGGCATTGGTGAAAAACAGATGATCCTTAAGCGTAGAGTCTACCGTTGCGGAAGACGTGCGGGGCCACGGAAACCTGAAGGTGATCTTACTGGTCACATACTTTATGAATATTGCTAACGCCATTAGAGCAATTATGAACACGACTAGTCCCGTCATTCCATACGTTGCAAAAATCTGTGCTATAATCTCACCGCCCATTAAAAACTCCTTTACCCCATTATTTATTAAATTAGCCAGCGAAGGCTAACTAAATCGTGCTACAGTTCTTTCGTATTGTTCATCAGCCATGAAAATATTTTAGAACTGTTCCACGCGGGAATAAATGTCTGTTCGGTTTCAACGATGCGAATATATCTCACAGTAGGGGTGTTTAGGGTGTCATATTCCCATAAAATTTCAACAGTATCATCGGGTTTCAATGCGTAATATATTTTGTCCACGGAATCAACCTTTTCGTACAGTGGAACCTTACAATATTTTTGCAGCTTATAGCTTACTTTAGTGCGAGGAGAGGAGTCTACTGCTTCTAGCAACTTCTTCTTTGACTCGTAATACTGTTTAAATTCTAATTTCATATTTCACGTTTCACCGTATACGATTCGAAGAGTATACACCTCTCCGATATTTATTAGATTCATAAAATTCTCGACAGTTTTTCTACTGTTAGTTACTGCCGCTCTTCCGTCCATAGTCGTGAAGCTGTCTCCAAGCCCAATACATCCCTGTACATCGTTTGACCAGTTCGCGGGATGTATTAATATCGCACTTCGTGCATAATTAGGATCAAGATATTTTGACACCGTACCCCCGTATATTATAACCGATGCTCCAAACTTCGGGGAGTCGTACCACTCGGCATAATAATACCCCTCTGGTATGCAACTAACGGACGGTATGTTATGCACCCATGGCCTCTCAACAGTATAGCAGGAGAAGTCATTGAATGTCAACCGTCCAAAGGTGCCCTCATCGGAATACCCGTAATCCACGAATCGGGTTATGTTTATTGTGCTCATAGGTAAGACGGTGTTATATTCCCATCCGATCACGGATTAAACTCTGCTCGGCTATCACCCCACTCGCTTCTAACTCTTTCAACTGCCGTTTAAGTCTATTCACACTTTCCTTTGAGGACGGTGTTGAACGAACCCATGCGAGTGATTTCATCACATCATTCTCGTCATGTCCATCCCAGTAGAAGTGATTTCCATATTCCCCATACAGATAGTGTGCCACCTGCGGGCTGGACCACGCACTTACTATATAATCCAGTGCGGGTTCAAACGACGTAACCCCATAATCTTCAAGGGTTGGGCCATCATGTTCATCCCACCGTTCGTTTAACAAATCTTTTAAAAAGTTCATATCCTTCCTCGCATGTAATCGTTTTTCTCTCGTTGGTCCATCCAGAAATCAGTTTCGTAATTATGCGCTCCAGCCGGTGCTATAACATGGTCCTTAACAAGTCTGTTCAGTGCCATTGTCAGTTTACGAATGGTTTGTTTAACGTTTTCTACCGAGCTGTCTGCTTCCAGTGTGTTCATTACAAAATCTGTTGTCTGGTCTATAATATTCTGATCGCCCTTATGATATACCATGTTACCAAATTTACTGTTAAAAAAGTTCTCTACCTTGGCGGAGAAACGTCGAGCTGATGGACTGTCCTTATACGGGTGTTCAACACGTAATAGTCTGAGAATCGTATCGGTCCATATCCCTTCAACGGATGGAAATTCCTGATGATACCCACTCTTTTCCTTGGCGTCATCAAAACTATCATATTCTAATATTAATATGTCATCCAATTTCATACCAGTATTTATCCGCGCCCACAAAAAAGCCCGCGTGTGCGGGCTTTTTCATTACATAGTTTAAGTTAGACTTAAACGAACTGTAGGTTTGCTACATTGATCTTACCGTAGTAGTCGGCTGAGTTACCAAGAGAGATCGTTGGATCAGTCAAGGCTACTTTACCGTAACGGGTCATCAATGAGATCATTGGCTGTGTAGTAACAGGGTTCATGATCACACCAGTTGACATCAGCGGCACGTATGGTGCGTAGAAGTAACCGGCATCAGATTCACCGTTGCCACCTTTATAACCAACTAGG